GCAAGTATGTAGCCAGCACTGCTTGCGCATACTTGATCTGACCTGGGATCTCATCATCCGCAAAGTAGTCTGTGGTGATGCGAAACGGAAAACCAACCGCGTAGGTGTTGATGTAGGTATCAGGCTTGCGTACACCAGTACGCGGCCACTGTAATGATTGCGTATCCGTAACACGTGCGCCAAGGAACCGTTCGCGGTCTAGCCGTTGCGTTGCGGTGAACAATGCTCTGTTCTTCTGGTCAGTGGTAGCACTTGCCCAAGCGGTTACGTCGGCATCCTGCACAAAGCCATCAATAATGGCCTGCGCATTATTCAGCGTCAGGTATGAGTTGGCGTTTGCGTCGCCCACCGTTGCGTCGATTGTTATTGCCATCAGCGGGCGGCTCCTGTGCTTCTAGTGTAGGTGTTGGCTCTGCAATGGAAAGAGAGGCCACCTCCGTAGAAGCAGCCTCACGTTCACGTTGCCTACGAAAGGCAAACAGACCCATGATCAGGCCTCAGCACCCTTGATGATGGCGTAGTTCAACAACAGTGCCTCACCTGCGGTAGTGCCGAGGTTTGACAATGTGACAGTGAACGAGCCAGCAGCAACAGCACTAACGCTAGCCACATAAGTGCCAGTGGATGCGCCTGATTGGATTGCCACCACTGGAACATCATTGATGCCAACAAAAGAGTTGGTCACAACGAAGCTCACTTCAGCGCCACCGGCAAGGGAGGCATCATGAGTGGTGATTTCGCCAGCAGGCTTGTTGAGGGTGACCCCAGTTGCCTTGCTAGTGCCTTGGGTGACAGCGCCACCAAGACCTTCGGGATAACCAATCGCCTTACCGGCGACTGCTTCAAATACGGAAGCCATGGCTAGTTACCTCAGAAGTTGGAAGTGACAGAACCGCGCACGATACCAATGTTCTTGGTTTCGTACACTTTTGTCCAGTTACCAACCGTTGCAAGCTGAGCTTGAGTCGGGTTAGCACTGCCGCCCCATTTGGCGCCGACGGGGTGATAAACATAGTGCAGGTCGATTGACATGGCATCACTCTTGGCGAGGATGTCACGGTCAGTTTCAGTCTGCAGTCCCATCTGCTCACCAGAGGCGATAGCGCCAGCGGTGAAGAAATACACCGGATAATTGGTACTGGTAGGGGTCAGATCGTCCGAAACAATTACCCTGAGGCCCATATACGTGGGAACTGAGTTGTCACCGCCATAAGCGCCAGCGATGCTGCCAGCAAACACCGGAGCGATGTTAGTGGTTGCAACAGTACCGCCGCCACGTGCTTCCGTATTGGTCACGTAGTCAATGGCTTTGCGCTCAACTAAATCATAGTAAACGGCACTATGAAGGGCAACGGCAGTCAGCTTGTCGCCTTGATCGCCAAGCAGGCTACGAGCCTTTGCCACCTGACGGGGGCCAAGGGCAGTCATGCCGCTGGTATCAAAACGCAGAGCAGAGAAGGCAGGGCTGTCAGAACCAGTCAAGGCACCGAAGACACCTTCAAGGGTTTTGATCAGATCCTTCTGGCGTTGGTTGGCCACATAATCAGCCACCTTGGCGCCAATGGCAGCCATGGGATCGGAGCCAGCAGCAAGAGCTGCAAGGTCACGAGCCTCAAAGGCGCGGCCACGGTGCAGGATCACGCCGACTTGCTTGTCAGCAGTGATTTTACCAGGGGTCAGCGAGGTGCTGTCAGACAGCACTTCAAAGTCACCAGTCAGGTTTGCCTTGTAAAAGGGAATTTGGATCGTGTCACCACCCTCGGTAGCATTCAGCTCAGCCATGGGCTGCACTACACCGGAAGCCAAGAAGGCATCACGCTGAGTGGTTTGCTCAATGACGTAAGGCGTAAATACCTCAGGGATGATGATGTCAGAGCGAAGAGTCGCCATGATTCATCTCAAATAATGGGTTTACGGTTTGGGCGCAGCCCTAGGCTCAATGCGGCGCAGCCATCACGAGCAGACGTTTACAGCTTAGCGGTTAGCTGTTGCTTTCATTCTTTCATACAGATCGCGATCTGTCCTAAACAGTCGCGCTTGTTCTGTCAGATTAAAGCTGTCACGGTTAAACGGGTTGGTCATGCCAGCCGGTACGCCGCCGTTGGTTGCTCCAAATGATGGTGCCCCGCTGCCTTGCGGCTTGGGTTGCTTTTGCATCCATGCAGGCAACGTCTTAGCCCATTCAGCAACGGGTTTGCGTTCGTAGCCATCTACCACTACCACGGTGCCATCAGGTTCACGCTCGATGGATTCGGGCTTGAGCTTGGTCTTTAGTACCATGTCGGGGTCATGTACGATGTCCGCCAATGCCGTCACGGCTGGCGTGACCAGCTCCAGTTCTCGGACGCGGCTTTCAAGTTCAGCGATGCGCTGGTCCTTTTGCGCCGTCGCCTCACGGAACTGCTGCTCCAAAGCTTGTCGGGCTTCTTGGTACTTGCCTTGTGATTCGAGCTGCTGTTGCTCGTAGTTGCGCTTGAACTCCAGCAGTTCATCGACGTTTACCCCATCCGGCAGTTTTGGTGCTTTGGATTTGGCTTGCCGCAGTTCAGCAATCAGCTCTTGATTCTTGCGTTCCAGTGCCTCAACACTGCGCTGCAGTGCTTCGCTATTGCCACTCTCAGCAGCCGCAGGCTCCTGGAGTTGTGTTTCATCAGACATGGATAAGCCGCAGGCTTAATTACGCTGCCATCGTACCAGCAACCAAGACAATGGCCCGCGAGTGGAATACACCAATCCGCAAACCTTGGAATCCACTGATCAAAGAACTGCTAAATGCAATCGACCGCCACGAACGGCTATATCGCCAAGATGGCAACGGCTGGCACGCTGCAAAGGCGCAATATCTGCGTTGGTATATCGCAGAGTTGAAGGACTGGATTCATTGCCAAGAAGCTACCACTTCTCCTTGTCAGCCCAGTAAGCAGCAGACATCTTGCCCTTAGCGATATTGCTGGCATGACGCGCCTTGAACGACGCACGCCGCGCCTTTGCTGCAGCAGATTCACCCTCGCGCGATGGGCTGCCGCTAACACCTTGCTGGCCGAAGCGGATCAGCTTCACCTTGTCGCCTTCCTTGGCAAGCACCGCATGGGATTTGTTCGGATGCTTTGGCGTCCGTTTCGGCTTGTTGTAGCCGTCAAACTGCTCGCCACGGTAGGTGATGCTCATTTGCGCTTTGGCTTCTTCGCAGTCTTCGCAGCAGCCTTGAAATCAGCAGCACTCGGGCGATTGGGGTCACCCTTACGCGACATGCGCTCCTTGCCGCCAGCTTCAATGCGCTTGCGTTTGGCGTTGATGTTGGCGTAGAGACCTGGTTTCTTAGGCACCGTACCGCTTGCGGAGTTGCTCTAAGGTTAGTTCCGATCCATCGTCGCGGATCAGCTTGGCAAGGGCGTCCTGTGGCTTGTATTTTTCAGACAACATGCGGAAATAAGGAACCTTGCGAGCACCAAGCGCTTTTGCCTGCCGCGCTAAGAAATCTGCGTCGGATTCACCTTTCTGTTTATTTGCAAGCCAGTCTCCGTATGACACGTCCGCCGGCACCTGCCCGCCTGCTGATGCACGCTTTGCTGGCGGCGGTGGTATGAAGCCAAGACCTTCGTAATCAATCACCGGCACTGTGGTTGAGCGGCAGTTGAAGTGCTGCGGCGGCATTGGACCTTTGCCGTATGGAAACTCCCTGCCATCCAATGCACGGCAAATGCTGCTGGTGCGGGTATCCAGTGTTGCCACATATCGATACTTCTTAGTGATGTCTTGATTGGCCTCATACACCTGCTGACTGGCTGCATTGGCAACTTGATTGATGCTGGTGCGGACCACTGTTGTAATTTGATGGTTGGCCATTCGCGTTGCATCACCGCCGCGTGCCACTGTGTCTTTAATCCCCGCAGCACGCCGTTGACCGGGAGTGACTGCAGGTTCACCAAAGCGAAGCCGATCTTCGCTATACCGAATCTGACCTTCGCTGCGATCCAGTGTGCCTTTCAACCGCCTAGCAATGGCTGGCGTCGGCTCACCTGTTAGCAGTCCCTGCCGTACCACCTGCGAAAACCGCTCGGCTTGACTGGCGGCAATGCCCCTGAATGCCTTTTCGACCACCTCGCCATTGGGCAGCGTGACCATCGTGCCCTTGGCTGCGGTCAAGTTGAACGCCCCGGTGCCAGCTTGCTGCGCTAATGCTTCGGCGCCATAGACCGCCTTAAACAGGTCATCGCTCAACGCCACCACGTTGATCTGGGTTGGATCTGTGGTGACCACCGACTGCGCAAATTGCGGGCTGATCTCCACGGTGCGCACTGCATCACGAGCGCCAGCTGGCAGCGCCTTACGTAGCTGATTGGTCACAAACTCCGATTGCAGCTCCGCTAACCCTTGCAGCTCAGTTGCCGTTAGCACGGTGGCATCACCTGCCCATGTGCCGAGCGAGTCCTTGAGTTGCGCAAGA